CCCAAAACGCCCGCCGGTACTACCCAATTACCGACGCCTGTGTCGCCGCGACCGCCGCCTGCGCGACCGCCGCGACCTCTTCGTCGTCTCGCCATAATAAACAACTCCATTTCGCACGCTCGAGCGCGTGACTAACTCGGGAAATACACCTGCACCCGTCGAAAGACGAGAAATTGCAGTGGGGCCTCCCGGCGCCCCAACACTTATTGACGGTATCCTGATATCCTCTTTTGGAGGCATCGCAACAGGTAGCACGCCGTCCTGAACATGACGTTCAAATTCAACGACGGGCGGTACAACGTCCGGCGTTAACGGCGGTAAAGTCTCGCGTCCATGATACGAACTTGGTACCATGGGGTTTCGGGGCAAAACAAACGGAACTCTCGTCGGATGACGATCAAGCTCGTTAGCAAATGCCTCAAATGTACTGCGAACAGGCTCGGGAGGGCCGAAAATTTCAGGCGGTGGATTAAACACCGCCGACCCATGACGCACGTACGCTGGTTCATGCCACTGCTGTACAAAAGCAGGAGGCATTGCGGGTACGTGCGTTGTCTGATGCCTTACGGAAGTCAGACGAGCGCCCTCATACACGTGCCCAAGTGTCGAAGCATGGCGAACCTCACGGTCAGCTTGATACGCCTTCGATACCTTGTAACCAAGATACTCAGAAGGTGCAAGCGGACCATTGGGTACAGCCCAATTCGACACGGACCTGAGCTCCATCACATAAGGGAGCTCAGTAACGACCTGATTATTACGACGCCATTCCCGGTCAAGCTCACGATCACGCGCGCGAAGCTCGTCAATATCATACGCAGGACGATCTGGCTCCCGTTGCGTAATCGTACCACGCATCCTCGATAACTCGGAAACGCGTGATAGAGGCATCAGGAGGTCACTCACCCCACGCAGATCATTAACGAGACGCTCACGCTCTCGCTGTTGTTGAAGAAACTGGCCAACATCAGGGTGTACCTCACCCGGCTTTTCCATGTCTGGCATCGTAGAACACCTCACAAATAGAGTAGGACACACAAACACCCGATCCTGATTAAACTCGTAAACGCTTACGCAATACTCGTACTAAAGGGGAAGAACGGAACGTGTCAGGAGTTACGCTCCATTCACTATTGAACCCTCCACTACTCCTACGTTTCTTTACGACGCGCCGCAATGACTCTGGCAACAGTTGATCGTCATCATCACACAGTCGAACCAGTATATCACGCAAGCAACCGTCTACGTGCAGCGCCCATTCCCCAATTCTTTCAAATTGAGGATGAGTATCACAATCATTAAGTTGCTGCACAAGACGGACGGTCTCGTCTTCCCTCCGCCAACCATCTACATCAACGTCAGTGTGTGACATCGCTGGATTGAGAGCGTGCATAAAAGGTCGCACGCCCACATTGAGTCCAGAAACTGCGTGATCCATACTATGCACATTTTGCAAGAAGTGCACATGACGAACCTCGCAGTACGACTTATCCATCGAGATGGTCATTCCGAGATCGTGTGACAGCGTACCTGCAATTGCCTCTATCGTCAGCGTCTGATCGCTGAAAACGACGACGACGTCGTCACCCTGTACTTGAATGAACAGGACGTGGCACTTATAAACAGCAGCCACGTAGAACATGACGAGCAGGTTTATCAAGCTGTCAATCAGGTTAGTAGACACGTCACCTGACGGGATGCCACCGGACTTCTCATCACCATGGTAATGGTGGTCCGGCGCTAACATCCCGATCCTCTTCACCACTTCTTGTGAAAAGCGGATCTGAGGACCAGCTTCCAGTTCAAACCACCCAGCAATTGTGTCAAAAGCCGCATCAATGGCCCGATTTGGAACCGAGACATCAAATTGCTTAAAATCAAGACACATCTTGAGGTGTGTTGGGTAGTTCTTAAACAAACGCGTCATGGCGGAATTAACAGAATCTCTGCCCCTCCAGGCAGCAAAAGGAAACGCCCGCAATAAGGCCTCTTGAAGAGGACCTTGCCAACGTTTCCCGCCATTGTTAAACGCGCGAGGCATCTGGTGAATGCCTCTAACATTCGCATGGTGGCCGGGTGCTTTCGCAGCTTTGCGAGACCCTAACACGGATTTTAACCTCCGGACCCAAACTGGGTCAAATCCCGAATTCTCAATAGCCTCCGAGATCTTGTATACTGGAAACCAGTAGCGACGATGCGAACTCATGAACGGAAAGCCCAATCCCGTCCTTTTGCCGAGGAAGCCGCGGGTCGCAGCCCATATGAGGCTCGTTAGTACGAGCTTCCCAAAGCGACCCACATCATACAAAGACCGTAACTGACCGCACGCAGTCTTCCAGGCATCTTCCTGGATCCGAGGGGCGTCCCGAGGTCGGTAGTACCGCGACATCTTTTCCTCTAGTGACACACCATGGCTTGAGCAACAGTGATAGCCAGGGTCCATAGAGAAGGATCCGTGGTGCGACCTTTCAGAGACCTCCCAAGACCGCAAGTGCGGAGCTACGTCGGCAAGGCCGCAGAAGTCAAACGCCAGTTCCGCAACTAGCGCTCGTCCACGATCTGCCGAAGCATGACTCCCCTTGAACTTACCGGGTACCACATGCGACAGGTAATCGCTATGACACCCCTCACGCAAACGTCCGTGGCCGCATCTTAGTGCATGCAGAGCTTCCACGGTTAAACTGAGACGGAGCATAGATTTGCTCCTCATAACAAGGGTCCTACGGATCACAGACACCTGTGATCTCCCACGTAGGAATTGCGAACCTTGCCAGCTCAGCAAGCT